GGCATTGGTAGTTTTGATGCGTCCATGATGGTCCTTATGCGTGTTGCGCTTTAAGAGAATTCCGATATGCTTTTGACCTCTTATCGAGCTTTTCGGACGATTCCAACTCTGCTGCCACTTGATTTGTCTCATCGTTCTGAGATTCGGCGGCGATAAAGTCATCCTCTGTGGCTTCCACCGGCATGTCATGCCAGCCGGCACCTAAAGCCTTTTCTTCTTGCTTGTCATTCACAATGACCGGCGCTTGCAGAGCGTGATACTTCATTTTCGGGAATTCCTGAAAAATGTATCCGTTCGGAGATGATTCAAGAAAAGCCTGTTCGTATTGTTCAGGGTCAGCAATACCGCTCGGACGATACCCGCGTGCTGCATATTGCTTTTCCTGATCCAGTGTCGAAACCGTCACGTCGGCGAATAGTTCGGCGGCAGTCATCACGGTGTCCGGACTGAATAGGCCAACACCTTTTCCTTCTAGCTTCTTCCATTGCGCCGGACGATGACCAGGGTGCTTCATCAGCTTCGGGTATTCATTGAATTGGTTCATGATACCACTCCAGGTGTAGGTTCGGAAGTCGGTGCAGCGGGTGCCGGCTCAGGTTGAGCCGTGGAGACCGAAGGAGACGGCGTTTGCACCGGCCCCGCTGCAACTGGTTGCGCTTCTTGCGCTTGTTCGGATGATACGAGTGACGCAAGGCCATGCAATGCGCCATCCAGTTTTGTTTCAAGTGCGGAAACGACGGCGGAAAGTGCGGAAACTTTCGATTCATCGTCAGTTTCTGATTGTTCGACCGCTTTGATTTCTGGATCGGCTTCGACTTGCTGCAAGGTCAGCGGTTGGATACTAGCAATCTGTTGCGCTTGATTCGCATCATAAGCTTTCTGAAATTCCAAACTTTCGTCGTATTTGGCCTTGAGTGGCGCCAATCCGGCAATCTGCGCATTGAGCGCGTCGATCTCTGTGATCAATTCCAGAAAAAACGGCTTCAGCGCCGGCCCCCATTGCAATTGATTTTCAACGGAGGTAAAAATGTCTTGTAACTTGCTCATTTTGCGTCCTTTAACTTGAGTTCTTCCATTTGGCGGTCGGAAGGTTTGCGTTTGAATGCGAAGGCGACGATTTCCATCGCCGATTTATTGGCACCAATGAACACGTTGGTAAATCCGGCAGAAAACAGCGCGTTTCCGAGAGATTTCGGCGTGAAGCCGTTTTTGTGGCACATAAAGTCGTTACCGCTGGACTCTATCTGAGCGCTTAGGCCATAAATCATGTCCACGTACTTGATCGGTCCTGCTTTGGAGATATAGGCAACGTCTTCGATGTCGGCGCCAGCAGCGATTGCATCAACCACGTCCTGCATGTTCGGCACATGAATTTCTACGAAACCATCCCCGGCGAGAATGTACTTGAACGAATCAAGTATTTTCGCCGTGTGGTGGCGGTGATAATGCTCAAGGTTGTGCGAGCAATACACGGCATCGTATCCATCCTGCGCGATACGATCCTTGATCTCTAGAGCATCGCAGATAATGTCTGCCTCGGATGATGGATCAATATCTAGCAGGACATGTTCGTACTCCGCGAAGTGCGCAGGCACTGCGATGCGTTTGCTGCCACCGCCGACGTTCAGGAAGCGCATTGTTCCTCCGGTTCGATGCGGTATGCCTTAACAGATTCGGCGAGCGCTTGTCGATCGGCGTAGATCTTGTCCAGTTCTTCTTGCGGCTTAAGCAGAGATTGATGGAAATTACCTTCGTAGGTCTTCATTCCGGTGTGGCCGAAATGAATGTTTGGGTCACACCACAAGTCTTCTCCCATTTCGCGCATGCGCCGGCAGAACGTAGCGTCTTCACCGTAGCGAACGTGGTCATGCACCATGCACTCGAAAAAACTGGTGTACACCCGATCCGGCTTCAGTTGATTGGCAAGAGGGTCTTGATATACCAGTTCCGGATAGTGATCGGCGAAGCGCTCCAATACATCGCGCTTGATTCGCAGGAATCCGCCAGGGATCAATAATGCCCTGAACAGACACGATCCGTCTTCAAGCTCTACGCATTCCTTCACTCCTGGAATGTTGTCGTCTTCATCGGGTTTCAGTACGCCGGCAAATGTCCCGTAAGCGCCCTTCATCGGGAAAAATCCGCCAACGATTTGCTGTGGGTGGCCGATCATGCGCACTACTGCTTGCGGGTGGAATGACATATCGCTGTCGATCATCAGCAAATCCGTGCAATCGGATTCAAGGAAATCAGCGACGATGCTGTTTTTGGCTCGGTCAATGTAGGAATCCCCCATGATCGAATGCTTCTGCCACGGCATGCTGGACATTTCGAGTACCCGCGCGGTCTCGATCAAGCTATCGGCATACCTGGCGAATGCAGTCTGCATGTAATACGGTGTTGCGATCATCAGTTTGATGGTTGGAAACTTGTCTTTTTGTGCTTTGCGTCGATCTAATCGATCAGCGATACCTTTTTCAATTACCGGGTGCATTTCTTTGATTTCTTCAGTCATTTCGATCTCCATTTGCTACGTTTAAAAAAGGCGGGGCCGAAACCCCGCCCAACTGTTACGTTGCTGCGTTAAGGTTCAGTTGCAACAGGATATTGCGCAAATCCTTCACCGAACTAGTCAGCGCATTCACCCCGACTTGAATCGATTGAGATGTGCCGGTAGTTGCAACCGCACCAGGGCCAACCAAAGGAACATAGCCGATTGTGTAGACCTCGGACGGCGGCGTGATGGATGCGCCGCTGATGTTGACGAAGTTGATTGCAACCGTGCTTGCGGCCGAGACACGCGCGCCGCCGATAATCAGGCCGGGAGTGTGCGACGGCTTCGATACCAGTACCGAAGTCGAACCGCTCAATAAGGCATTGACCGTAAAGGTTTGCTCTGACGAACTAGATGCGGCGACGGCGGTCGTTGATGTGATCGTGGCAGTGGTTACAACGAACGGCGCCTTGGCGTTGGTGCGTTCAACCGTAATCGCGTATGTTTCGTTCGTGCTGGTAACAGCCGAACTAACATTCATCATCGTCACAGCCGCGTTTCCAGCAGACGAAATGCGATACCCAGCGACACCCAATCCAGCTTGATAGCTTGGCTTGGAAACGCCGGTAATCACGTCAGCGGCGAGCAGACCAGTAACAGCAGTGGTAACTTCTGCGGTGCTGGACGCGGCGACGGCGGTAGAGGCCTGGCTGATGTTATAAACCAGCGCATTCGATGCCGGCGCAAGCGTCGGAACAAACGCGAAGGAATATGTTTCAGCCGCAGTCGGAGTGATTGCACCAGAACTGACGTTGCCGAATGTAACCGCCACAACACCTTCCGATGCCACGCGCACATTGCCGATAGCCAAACCAGCTTGCAGAGTCGGCTTATTGACGATGGGAAGCGATCCAATGGTTGCACCAGCCACGCTGAAAAACTGTTCGTTGGTCGTGGTTGCGGCGCAAGCGATTGGACTCAATGCCGTAGTTGCAGTCAAGTTCGAGCTGATGCCGATGACATCGTAGGTTTCTGCAGACGTGGTGATCTGGCCGGAACTGACGTTTATGTAACCGAGTCCAATCTTGTTGGCAGCAGTCACGCGATAACTGGCAACGCCGATGCCTGATGTGGTTGTTGGCTTGTTCACCGCAACCACATCAGTGGTCAGCAGACCCGTGCAAACGGTGGTCGTGACCTCGGCGGTAGTCGTTGCGGCAACCGCTACCGTTGCATTGGTCAGTTGATACTTGGTCAGCAGACTGGTGTCATAGACCGAGCCGGCCAGTATATTTGCCGGGCCAACGTTTTGTTGCGCAATAGTTGGCCCGCCATAAAAACTGATCAAGTCAGAGGCGGTATCGCCAAGGACCGTGCCTTGTGAGTTTTGATCCGACAACTCGCGCACAGATGCAAACTGTGTCGTAGTGCCGGTGAGTTGAGTTGCAATAGCCATGATTTATTTCTCCAAATGGTTGAGTTGGACTTAACCGAGATGGCGCAACGCCTGCGGCTCTGTGTATCGCTTCTCTTTGCCGGTCGAAATCATTGCCTTGACCGTAGAAACGTACTCTTCTGCCGTTTCAAGCATGACGCGCGGGAACATAGGCATCGGGACTAATTGCCCGGTCTTTGTTTCCGTTGCCCACACCTGATAAAGTGGTTCGCGCTTGATCTCGTTTTCATCCATGATTGATCTCTTAGTTCGTTAGACGGCAGGCCAATTCCGGATAGTACGTTGCCGTACCCCACAGAACGTCGATACGAGTCGGCAATACGTCGTTGTTGATGTCGTATGCGCGAATCACGCGGAGGCTGACGCCTTTGAATACTTCCTGGGCCTTGAAATCAACGCCGTCAGGCATGATCAGTGGCACCGTGACGAGTCCAAAGGCGTCCCTGCAGAATCCTATGTTCTTCGTGTAGGTCTGACCGGACGAACCGGAAATGACCGTAATTGTGGCGCCTGATACTGGAGCACTATCAACTGTCTGATATGCGCCGGTTGTGGTGATTGGCGGATAGATCGACAACGCAGCCGCGCCACTAGAATTAGAAGAAGCCGCCGCAGTGACAACGAAGTTGCGCAATGATCCGGTTGATGCCAGCGATTCGGGGTTGACCGCGTTGACGTTGGAAATCGTGAAAACGTCGCCGACGTTCAACAAACTGGCGATGCTTGCTGTCCATCCGTTTGTATTCAAGATCGATCCAGTTTGCCCGGCACCCTGAACCACAGGCGTACCAGCATAAGAGCCGGTTGTCTGTGTCGGAACGTTTTGATCTTGATAGATCTCGAAATTCGCGATGTTTGGGATGTAACCTTTGAATCCAGGTTCTGCCACCGACTGAACGTACACAGTCGAAATGCCCACCGTGATGCCCCAATAAGCTTTCGGATTCAGCACCAGGGTGCGATCTTGTTGAGGGGCCGCTTCTTCATCCAGGCGTTGCGCGACGTTCGCAATGAACGAGAATGCATTTGGAGTGATGCCTGGCGTGCCAACTTCGTTGTACACGTTCGGAATGTTGAAAAGAACGCCGCTATCGATCCGGTTTGCCAGCTTTTCCATTGCCGGTTTCAGATAGCGCTCGCGAAATTCTTCGACAACCAGGGTTAGCGCCGACGTTCCGAACTGGAAGTCAACGTGCGACTGATTGGTGATGGTGATGCTGGTAGAAGGTTCGATAATATCTTGAACCTGCAAGCCCGCACCTTCGGACACGATGAATTTGTTCGGCTTGCGAATGGTCAGCGTGGTGCCGATCTTGGCGCCCATCTGATCTTCAAACTGCCGGTTCACGCGCCCCGCCATGACGAGGTTGTTTGTGAGAATAACCAGCGATTCCATGCTGATGACACTCGGCGTCAATAAAACGTCATTTGACATGATGATTTCCTTGTAAATATGGCAGGGCCTTTACCCTGCTCGATTAGGTTTTGCCAAATCTCCGATTTGCTCGTTGAATGGCCGCTTGTCTGTCTTGTTCTTCCCGCATCGTCGCGTACTCTTCCATCGACATATCGTTCAAACTCTTGCGTTCAGGGCTTGCGCGATTGCCGACCGTCTTGATGACCGGAGCCGCTTTACTGACTTTGGGTTTTCGTGCCTGCCGCAGTTCTGCCTGCAATTCGCCGATGCGAATCAAGGCGTCTACTGGATTGGCGCGGTGTAAATCGTTGAGGTTTTTGGCTTCAGCCGGATTGCTTGCCAAGTGATAGAGCAACTGCGGGCCAAGCTCTGCTTTCTCGATCGAGAAAAACACCGGAATTTCAAGCACCAATGTTTCGTTTTCGAGAACCTTTTGCTGATAGTCCGGAAACTCTTCAAGAGCCTTGGTTTGGCGCTCGTTAAAAGTCGCATGCAACTGCGCGACTTGTTCTTGCGCCTTCGCCTGGCGCGCCGTTTCCTGCGCCTTTGTTAGTTCCTGCTCGCGATCCTTGGCCGCTTTCAGCGCAGCTTCGGCGGACTCTCTGATAGCCGAACGGGCGGCATGCGAACTCAACGCTGCCGTGTATTCGTCTGGATCATCGAAGTCTGTGCGAACTGGAACAGGGTCATCGGCAGCAGGTTTTACGACAGGGATCGCCGCTTTGGCTGCGTCGGCGTATTCCTGCTTGGCTCTTTCGAGTTCTGCTTTGAGATCAGCAACTTCTTGCGATGCCTTTTCCGCTGCAGCCTTCTGCGTCTCGGCTTCTGCCTTCGCTTCCTTGGCCCGATTGGTCAGCTTTTCAAATTTCTTGTTGATGCTTTTCTTGGCTGGATGCGTGTCCTCAACTTCAACTTCATCATTTTCTGTGGTTGCTGAATCCTCAGTGGTCTGTTCGCCATCAATTTTCTCTTCCGTGGCGGCGGCGGTTTTATCCGTGGCGGCGGCGGTGGTTTCGTCGGTTGCGACTGCAGCGGGTTTTGCTGTCGGCTTTGCGCCACGCATTTCAGCTTCGCGCTGGGCGGCGTATTCGTTCATCGATAGTTCTTTCGATACTATTTCTGGCGTAACTGCTGCGACTGCCGATAATGTTTCTACTGCCATGATTTTCTCCAAGGATTATCCCGGTTGTGAACCAGCCGGTAAGTTTTGTTGCGTATTCTGTGGCTGCACAGCCTGCGATATGGCCTTGGAAAGCTCGGCCAGTTGGCGTCCAATGGTTCCCTGCATCGTTGCATCTCTCTTTGCGGCAACGTCTTGCATTTTTGCCTCAAGAGTCGTCACGACTTTTGCCATATCTGTTTCGTGCTTGCTGTTGATTTGTGTGTACATTACATCGCGGTCCTTCTGGCGATCTACAAGTTCTTTGTTCATCATCATCATCTGCTGATTCATCTGCATGATTTGCGACTGCATCGACTGGACAAGCGCCTGCGTTTGCGGAGACATATCATCGCGACTTGGCGCAAGAAGATTCGGAGGAAGAGTCTTAGCGATGCGCGCGGCGAACTCATCTGCACCATCCCAATCGCTGTTTTTTGCAACAAGATCGGCCAGGACCGGAGCCAGTTGCGGCACAGCTTTCAAGAAATCTATTTGAGATTCAGCGGCTTCGATCCGCTTGGTTGCGTAGCTCGGTCCGATAGTGACCGTGACTTGATAGCGCCCGATTTTCGGGTTGAACAGGCTGATTTTCTTTGGCTGATTGGACTCAGGCGTGCGTCCTATAGCTTCCGAGTGCGCTTGCTGCAGATTCGGATCGATGACAATGCGATCATCCTCTCCGGATTCATCAAGTATCGAGACGATTCGGCGCGTATCGTACTTGTATGGGATCAAATCCATCAGCACGATGCCGGTGTTTTTCAGCGCGCGACCGAAGTTATCGATGAAGTGATACGCGCCTAAGTTGGCGTTGCGGTTCAGTTCTCGAATTGCTCGGCCGGACTCGTCCTGCATGCGCTCGGACATGGTTGCGTCGAATCTGATTCCGGTGACGGCTTTAAGCGCTTCCTGCGCCCCCTGTTTTGCCGCAAGAATTGCTGCTGGAGGGCCTTGGAATGGTTGCCGTTGCGGTGGAGGCGCTTGTTTGCCATCAACAGTTGTTCCTTTGTAGGTCAGATACGCGAAGGATTTTCGATTAGATTGCTTCCACTCTGCCTCATGACCCTCTATCTGACCCTCTTCCATTATCCAAGGGGCTTTAGGCTGCAACGCTACATTTTCAGTCTCGAGCGTAGAGTAATAATTGAGCATCTTCTGCGGACCTTTTGCGTCCCGGACGATGCCTTTCTTTGTCAACTTGCCGTTGATGTTGAGAATTGTCCCAATGCACTCAATAATCGGGATGTACTGGCCGTCGCAGTCCTTGGAATCGAGAATTTCGAGGGCGGTCATCTTGCACCATTTCAGCTTTTTTCGGCTGACGGTGCGGCGCGACATGACTTCCAGTCGGCCCGATTTAATGTCAGCTAAAACGCTCTCGTCTAGATCTTCTTCCCACCCTTTGTGACCGTTACTTAGCATCACAAGCTCGGCGTCTTCATGCTCGAAATAGTAGTATTCGGCCACACGAACTTCTTCTGACGTTATCCAGTCCTTGTCCGAGTCGCCTACGCCGGCCTCGCCCCACGGTGTTTGATAGGCATCCGGATACTCGCGCTTGAATTCATCTTTCGTCATCATTTCTGTAACGAAAGCCCATTGAGCATCGAGCTTGAATGGCGTCCGATTCGGGTCCATGTAGACATTCATCGGATTTGGAACTGATAGAATATTCAGAACCTGATCAAAGCTATCCTCAGACTCGTACTCGGACGCGATGCGCCAATATCCCCACCCATTATGTACCGCGCTTTGGAATCCTGTGTCATAGGCAACGTCAGCATTGGAGTCGCGCTCAATGGCACGAATCATGCCCTTGGCGATCTTTGCGGATTTCTTGCTGGCCTTGTCGCCCATCGGCGAGATGTTGATGCTGGGGCGGTTCTGGCGCTGATCGTTCGTAATTTGATTAGCGAACGTCAGCAGTCTGTTTTCGGTGATGCATGGGCGACCCTCTGCGGCTCTGGCGCTGGCGTCCGACTGGCTCCACTGATCATTGTTGAGAAACTTGAGGTCTTCAATTCCCTCGGTGCGATTCTTTGCCTCTACGTTGCGGGCGGCAATGAAGCGCTTTTTGGCATCACCGATGATTTTTGCGTCATCTGCTTCGCTTTTTTTATTGTCGTCTGCTGCTTCTTTTCGATCATCGTCGGCAGGTTTCAGATCGATTTGCGGCAAGCGATTCATCCCGCTTGTGATGCGCGGAAGCTTTACGCCTTTCTCGGCGCTCAATCTCTTCTGGTCGCTGCTAGACGAAGCTATTGCCATGTTCTCGGTCCATGGGGCATTGCGCCTCAATCGGAACCCTTTCGGGTCTTGTGCTGCCATCCCGGCAGTACGGTGAAACTCTACGAAAGCTATTGTATTCTTGTTGTTTTGTTTATGCAACTAATCCGATTGTGGCACTATTTGCCAGCCCATGACAGATAGCATTCAAGCATGGTCGAGTCGTTCATGCGGACTGCTTAGAGTGGTTATCACGACTCCCTGAAAATTCTTTACACGCGGTCGTCACTGACCCACCCTATGGTGTACGCGAATATGATGTCCATGAACTGGACAAGCGCGCAAAAGGGAAAGGTGGCGTTTGGCGTTTACCCCCGGCCTTTGATGGTCATGGGTACTTGCTGCTCAATAGTGAAGACAGATTTTCCCGTGACGATAGCAACGACGTGATTCATGATTTCATCGCTTTCTTGATCGGACAAAAAATCAAATAATGGCCGCAATCCTGTATCTAATATCGCATCGATGATTTGATTCCTGCCCCATCCAGACTGGGCGCTCAATACATCGATAAGAGCCAATCTTTCCGGCTTAAGGCGAACTGATATTTGCTGCCCACCACTTGCTGGGGCAGGACAAAATAGCGGCTTTTTACTATCGCCAAAAGTGTTTGCTAGGTATCTTGGGTAATCCGGGCCACCACTGAACGGATTGTTATTTTGTGTCATGAACTTACTCCAAAAGTTATATGTGATTATATTAACATACATTTCAATCTTTTAATTTCGTTTGTTTCCGGTCGTTACAGGTTGGTGATCAATGATGCTTATAGCATGTGATTTCTCACGATACCTCCCCCGGTTCGTTTCCCTGCTCAATATGATCCATGATGAGCAATATAGCCTCATCCTGACGCGCTTTCATCCCCCTGCCGGCCATTATGATCTGCCAATGCTCCCGACCTCTATCATCGTATCCGCTTACCCTCGATACGTCTGCGTCATGGGCCAGGCTCCAATACTCGCGGCTGTTCCAGTGGGTCATGATCGGCATTTATCTGTTTCCAGAAATATTTCTGCGCGGAATAACGCACGCTCCAAATTTAACCAAGTCCTGCGGCTTGCAGCGCCGGCATGAGTTGCCGTGGATGTTCACGCTGTCAAATCGTAGTCCTTCGGCAAAGGCGATCTTTCCAATATCGTAGCGGTTCCCGTCCTGATCGCGCCCGACCCATAGCAGCAATTGCAGGTTGTATTCGAGCAGCACCCAGCCGGCGGCAAGCATGTCTTCCGGCGATTGCTCCTTGATGTCGTCTAGCTTGCTCATGGTCTAAATCATGCAGGGCATGGTTTTACCTGGATTATGTGCAAGCCATTTCTGCGCGTAATCAGGATCATTTGATCGCATAATTACATCAAATAAATGATGCACTGCTGATCGCAAGTGCCGATTGAAAAATTCTTCTTGCGGCAGAAGGTAGGCGGAATGATGCACGTCAATATCAATAAACGATCGACCGTTATTATGCTGCCAATATATTAGCAGACTCTTATCTGTCCTCTTTACGCTTATCTGTGCAGACAAATACGGCTCCGGAGTAGCCGACAGCCCATCGAAACAGGACATCAAATGCATGATGCATTCATTCCGGATGTCTTCATCAGTCAATACTTCGCCGTGAATTGCTGCATTTACATCTGTGATTTTTTGTTTTTTCATTTAGTCCGCCATAAACGATGTACCGATGCCTGATCCCGCGCTTGATTTTTTTGGAATCTTGGCCTGTGTCGTGCGATGCCCAACCGCCAGATAGCGAAATCCGTCTGCGGCGTGCGACGACCAATCATGCTGCGGATAGCTACGGAAAGTCTTTAACTTTTCATCAAAAGATTTATGATAGCTCGCCAGCGCCAATAGACCGCGCTGACACCTCTCTTCGTCGAACCAACACCGCGCCAGAATATCCCGCGCCGCATTGATACCGTCATCAATCGATATGTTTGGTACGATCCTGAACGCAATTCCCAAACTTTTTGCGACCTCTATGCGCGTCTTCGGCTCGCCATCTTTGCCGCCAGATGCCCACTCCTTGACCTGTAAATCGTGCGGCCCGTGGTGCTCGCTGTAGACATACGGCCTTTTCTGCAATTCTTTTGCGTAATAGCTCAACGTCTCGCCTGACGCCTCAAGATAATCAATTACGCGAATTTCGCGCCGAACGGACTGCACAAACCAAATCGCCGTCGAGTCACCTACCCCGATATCCCAATACGTCTCAACCCCAATCGCCGGATCGAATGGCACTTTCGTAATTCGCCCATCAGCACGCGCAGCGGTCAACTGTTTGCCGTAATACGCGCCCTCCATGCAACCCTCGAAAGAACAGTAGTACTCCTGCTGGATCATTTCCTCGCTGACGCCCTCGCGCCGCTCAGACTCGATCATCTCCGGCGTGATGACTGGCGTTCCGTCCGGACGCTTTGTTTCATCGACTGTCAATCGGCTCACGAACCAGGTATCGTGATTGCGCAAGGCCATTTCGTAGAGCGTGTATCCGTGATTTTTGCCGCGTGGCGTGTAATCAAACGCGGCCCAGCCACCGTTTTCGAGCAGGATTGGTCGGATGAATTCCCATGCCGATGGATCTTGAAGCGAATATTCCGCAAAAACACACCCTATTGGATTCGTTGACATCAGCGTGTCAATATTATCCGTGCCGACAATCTGAAATATCGAGCCGTTTTTGTACTCAATTTTAAGATCAGTGGAATTTTCCTTGGCAACAAGCTCTTTTGGGAAATGATTACGGAACGGAAAACCTTCGCGATCCTTGCCGTCCCATATCGCTTTCTTTCCCTGCGCATAAGTCGGGAATAGGTAGAAATACGTGCCGACGCGCTTTTGCATTTCCTTCGCGACGTGATTGATGAGGGTTTTTTCTTTCCCAGCGCGGCGATGCCAGATCATTAATACGCGCTTGATGCCTGCGTCGAGCGCGGCCAGCGGAGGGATCTGGTAGTCGCGTGGAGTGAAATTGTAGGGCAGCGTGATCATTTCGGCTTGCGCCAGTTTTTGAACAGTGCAACCGTGTTATCGATCAGTGCGTCAGCAATAATACTTGCCTCATTTTTAGGCACATGATCTGCCTCTTTTTTAATCACTGCCTCTTTTTTAGGCAGTTCTTTTTGAGTTGCTTGCCGATAGAGTGCCATGATTGCCTATTTTTTGTGCATCGATGCGTAGTCAACAATGTGCACCTCAACAGTCCCGGTATGCTCTACGCGCTCGATAAACATGTTTTGCCACTTCGCCAGGCTGTCCAACGCGCCCTTCTTGTCGATCATCTTGATCTTTCGCACTGGCGAGTATAGCGGCTTGCCGTCCTCATCCTCTCCGTCGCGCTCCATAGCCACGTCCATGCCGCCCAGAGCTGCCGCCGTGTCTGCATCGAGCTTGTGGACTGGTATCAGTGCGCCAGCCGCGTCGAAAAACTTGCGCGGGTCAAGGAAAGCGAGCTTTGCATACTCTGCTGCAATACGCTCTACCGTGATTTCGTTTTTTTTCAGCGCTGGCGCAAGCAATTCACGTATCCTTAGTGCAACTTTAGTACCATTAAGTAACTTCGATGCATTTACACCAACGGATGCGGAATTCATTTTTGACTTGTACACAGATCGATAGGCCGCGCTCGCGTCCATGCCATTGCGCAAGTATTCAACGCAAAAAGCCTCTTGCTTATCGGTGAGGTGTGCTGTATTTCCCATGATTCATTCTATCACTCGCAAAATATATTTGCTTGTGTGCGTCAATTGTCCTTGACAAGGCCAAGGAAACATCTATACTTCAGATATCAGCAGTGCAAACCCAACGGAGATTCAAATGAATGCATACGAGACTCTGCAAAACGAAGGCGAAGGTGGCTACGTTGCTTATGATCGCCGCTATCCAAAGCAACCGACACTTGCTGAACAAGATGCAATTTTAGCCGCCACCCGCGCAGAGCTAGAGGCAAAATTTGCAGCCGAATGGACTCGTGATGTGACGATCGCTCGCCGCGCCGAGTGGAATGTCATTGCAAAAACCGGAGTAAATCCGCAAAAACAACTCGGATACGGAATTATCGACCTCAAGCGTGCAATCGCTGCGCACGCACTTTAATCAAATAATAAAAATAGTGGACAGATAAAAATGAACCACCCCAACCGTGGCCCGCAAGGGCCATTCTAAAACAACAGGAGATCGAAATGTCCAAAGCATCCATCCAGGTCCGCATCGTATCGCAATACGGCCACAAGCGCGTGTTCCCGGTCTGCGAGACGGCAAAAAGGCTTTGCGAGCTTGCCGGCGGTTCGACTTTCACAGACCGAGCAATCGAGATAGTTAAATTACTTGGCTACACGATCAAAATCACGCCGACCGTCCCGGAGGAACTTTAAAGAATCTGTCTCAGGCTTCATTTTCGCACACTCTGCATCTTGCTTTTGAGTGAGATTTGCCATGTTGTAAATTATAAACCATTCCAAAAATAATTCAAAAACTTCTTGCAAACACGCTGAATCAGCGTATAATGAAATTCATCGGCACTCACTGCCAACCGCGCCTCGGGATCAGGGGCTGGAGAAAATCATGGCGCTAGATCAAAATTTTTACCCTTCGTGGGCCGGGGCTAATCCGATCCACGAAGTCCGCGACTGGTCTAAAGTGCGCTCCCTGATCCGCTCCGCACGCCGTGGCGATGCGATCCCCGCGATCCTAATTGACGGTCAAGAGGGCAGCGGCAACCTGCTAAATGGCACTCATCGCGCCGCAGCTAACTGCGTCATGCGCAAGCTGCATGATGAGCGTGCGGCATGGGACGCGGCAGAGCCAAATTA